GCGCGTCCGACGGGCGAAAGTATGCCTGACTCACACGCTTCCACGGTATGAAACTATCAATTACATCATTCATACACGCAGAAATACTCGTCTCGATATCGCGACGATTGCGCGCCTGCTGCTCGGACGGCACGCCAACTGTCTTGAAGAGGTATGCGTTGCTCCACGCATGTCTTGCCGCATGCTTGTACAGGGTGTGTACAAAGACCTGGATGGACGGAGGGGTGAACTGAATATCGACATGGAGTTTGTCAGTCTGTTGCAGCGTAGCAAATGCACGAATGTAACTCACAAAGACACCGAGCAACAAATCTTCGAGATAGTCGCACTTGGACGATGCCACAATTCGATCGACTTCCTTGACAAGCGTCTCCTCCTTCCACTCGGGAATCCGGGTAAGTAAATTCTGAAATGTGCGAAGAACCTGGTCCATCTGACCGTTGCGTTCACACGCGGTGCGCGCATTGTCGTAGATGCTCCACAACCCATCGGCCACGTGCGGAACAAGCGTACGCGACATGTTTTCACGAAGAGTCTGCTTGACAAAGTCAGTTGTCATTCTGTTTATTTAAAGGAGTGAATGAGTTATTGAATAAAACCGACGCAATGAAATGCGTCCTCTTGCTCATGGTGAAGAATGAGTCGGCAATCTTGGAGAGATGCCTTGCTGCCGTTGAATCTGTCGTGGATGCATTTTGTATCTGCGACACGGGGTCGACTGACAATACCTGCGAACTTGCTCGTGAGTTTTTAAAGACCCATGACGGATGCCTGACGGAAGTTCCTTGGAAGGATTTCGGGTACAATCGCACACAGACATTTGTGGGCGCACAGACATATCTTCGAAAGACTGGATGGGACCTGAAAACAACGTATGGACTGCTGCTGGATGCAGATATGGTCTTTTCTGCAGGGTCTCTTCGGTCCCAAGAGTTGGGGGAGATTGGATACTCCATCGTACAGATCAATGGAAATCTTGAATATCCAAATGCTCGTCTTATCCGCATGGACTACGATTGGACTTGCAAGGGCGTGACGCACGAATACTGGGATGGACCTACCGAGACGCTTCCCAAATCAATTTGTTACATTGACGACCGCAACGACGGTGGATGCAAGTCGGACAAGTTTCAACGGGATGCCGCACTTCTCGAAAAGGGATTGCTGGATGAACCGGAGAATGTGCGGTACATGTTCTATTTGGCGCAGACGTACAATTCACTTCATAGGTACGCAGAGGCAATTGAGTTTTACGAGGATCGTATTGCTGCAGGTGGATGGGAGGAAGAGATCTGGTATTCGTATTACCAAATTGGCGAGTGTTACAAGGCACTCAAGAACCTTCCAATGTTCGAATGCTGGATGCTCAAGGCAGTTGAGCGGCGTCCAACACGTGCAGAACCGCTCTATAAACTTGCAAGGCACTTCAGGGAGTCTGGAGAGCACTACAAGGCATATCACTATGTTCTCAAGGGTCGCGCACTTCCGAAACCGTCCGATTCCCTCTTTGTGGAGGCAGATGTGTATTCCTTCTTGTTTGACTATGAAGAGACGATCTTAATGTATTACATTGGTCAGTCGGGCAAGGGTGCGCGTGCATCGATTGACTTTATGTTGAGACCTCACTGTCAATACCAGGACAATGTGTATTCGAATCTCTTTTTCTATGTCGAATCGCTCAATCTACCGAGTGTGCCGCATCCGATTCCGTGGGATACGTTAGGAGACGATTACCATCCGAGTTCCGTTGCATTTTATCTTCAAGATGGAAAGATCGTGCACAATATACGGTTTGTAAATTACAAGATTATCCCGCAAACAGGCGGGTATGTCATGAAGGAGAAGGGTATCACCTCTGCAGACAATAAGGTGAGGACACAAAATGTGTGGTACGACCCTGCATCGGGTAAACATGAAGTCCTGCTGGATGCATCCGTGACCCTGCCTCGACGCAATGCACATATTGTCGGTCTCGAAGATGTGCGCGTCTACCACGATGCAAATGGACATCTCAAGTTTACGGCAACCACGTGGGAGTATTCCGAGAAGATCCGGATCCTTCACGGTCGGTACCATCCTGCACTCGCAATGTACTCCGACTGCGTACTTCTCGACTCTCCTGGAAACCAAGAGTGTGAAAAAAACTGGTTGGCAATTGATGGAACAAATGACATGATCTACACATGGCATCCCTTGCAAGTCGGGACGCTTCAAGGATCAAAACTTGCCATCCACACTACACACCCCACGCCGTATTTCTTCAAGCACCTGCGCGGATCGACAGTTGGATTCAGACCGCCGCAATATCCCGACGAAGTGTGGTGTATGGTCCACTTTGTCGAATATTCAACGCCTCGCAAGTATTATCATATGCTGATGCGACTGAACTCCTCGTACCGTCCGCTGTTTGTTTCGCTCCCGTTTCTGTTTCAGTCAAAAACAATTGAATATTGCTTGGGATGTCTTCCGAATCCGTCGTGTACGGTTCTTCACTGTTCCTTTTCGACAATGGACGATATGCCTCGATTGGTTTCGATTCCCGTGTCATCCCTCTCGTGGATCCCAATCAACACGAATAGCGTATGATCGATGCTCTGGATCGCCTGTAAAGAGACCATGAATTTCAATCGTAACTGCACACGACGGGAAACAGTTCTTGATCCACGCATAGGCAGTATCAAAGACGAGTCCAGGTGGCATGGACTTGGAGACGAGTGACGTATGTCCGGACCGCGCCGCACTCAGAATTTGAGCATAGAAGGTTGCCGCATTGAGTTTTCCGAGAAACACAGGTGTTTGCGAGTCATTGCGAAGTTCGCTGCAACCGATTGGATACATTTTGAATCAGCGTGTTCTTGGATCGGATATCTTCGTTTTTATAACTTGATCGTCACCGACTTGCCCGTCGATCCTGCCTTACGACTGGGTTGTTTGGGCGGACCTACATTTGTCTTGATATCCCGCAACAACTCCTCAATGTTCAAGGACGGGGGTTTGATCTCCGGGAGAGGAGCGGCAGGGGCAGCGGCGGGAGGCACGACCACCATCGGAGGTTTGCGTACACCGATATTCACACGCTTATCCGCCGGAGGTTGCTTGGGCACCACATTGGGCGGGGGCGCGGGCGGGACAGACCCCTGCATGAAACTCATGAGTCCAGCAAGGGGGTTCGGGGCATTCTGCGGAGGGGGAACACTTGCCGTTCCACGCATTTGCTGCGTCTGGTTTGCCATTGCTGCCTGGGCAAGCGAACGAGCAATGTCCGGATTCTGGCGCATAATGTCATCGATATTCGGGATCGGTGCCTTCCTTGCCATCTGATTGGTCAGGTGGACCATGTAGATCATCATGCAGGTGCGAAGCGGGATGCGGACCATAGGGTGCATCTTCATGTTCTCGCCATACAGATCGTACAATTCTTCGAAATCGTCTTCGAGATCCACGACATTCATTTGCGCTGCCTCGGACAGTCCATCAAGAGACAGACCGAATGCCTTGAGCATTGCCACATTCTTCGACCCCCATTCCAGACCAGACATGCCTGTAACGAACCATTCAGAGAACTGCTTGATGGTGGAATCCATCGACTTTTCACGACGAATGAACTCCAGTTCCATCTTCATTTCTTCGAGCGGCGAGTCAACCGTGAACCGTTTACGCATCGGGACGCCGAGTTTGGACAGACGCTCAAACTTGCGCAGAATCTCATACTTTTCCTTCATCAAAACCTCGTCGGACATCCGAATTGGTTTTGTGGACGTGTATGCGCCAGCATTCAGATTATCAAGACCGTCGACCCGCACAGGACCTGTGGTCTCAAAATTCGGGACAAGAGACGGTGCCGCTGGGGCCGACGCAGACGGCATATCCGTAAAGTCGAGGGTCGGCATCTCAACGGACTCGAGATTTGCAATTCCGCCTGCGACTCGAGGATTCACAAGAAGATCTGTCTCCATCTTTGTTGTTTGGTCGGACGTGGTTCTGAAAATTGGAACGCGAAGTTTTCACCTCAGTGTATAATGATTCCTGTGACTCAGTACGTCGACAAGGGCGAGGTTGAAAACCTCCGTAAAGTTTATAATAAACAGACATCCTCTACGATCCCACCCGGGTCGACGGATCAAGTTTGGGGAGAGTTGCTTCAACGGTTTCATCAACGATGTACGACAGGTGCGCCTGCATGCGTGGTCATGTCCATGTTGAAAAAATCAAAGGCACCGTCCGAGTGGAAGGAAAACCGATATGAATGGTTATCGTCCGACGACATTGATGCGGTTGAAAAGAAACTCGCGAAACTCTTTGACGACTATTACTTTGTCGGATGCGTTCCAATTGATTTTGACTTGAAGACGGAAGAATTGTCGCAATGCTTGGTGTCTGCACTCTGCTCCATGAAACTTCCGAAACTGTACAAGAAGGGATACCGTCGAATCGGAATTGCAATCAATACAGACACCCACGAAGGAACGGGCGAACACTGGACGGCAGTCTTTTGCGACATCCGTCCAGAACTCGAATTTCCCCGAATGACCTATTTTGATTCGTATGCGTTCAAACCTGAACCCGAAATCAAGCGATTGATGAATCGATGGGCAATGCAGTGGGATGCAACGGGGATCCACTCGAAACCCATGCAACTCACGTACAACAGCACCCGACACCAGCGAAAGGATTCCGAGTGTGGGATGTACTGTATCTATTTCCACATTAACTGTCTTACCGAGACGCCAATGAACAAACGGATTCCCGACGAGGCAGTCAACCAGATTCGTGACCTTGTCTTTAAAATTCCTCGGAAATAACAATGGCGCCTCCTACACCCGAAGAAACTGCCACGGCAAAAAAGGTTGTGTCTGTCATTACGAAAATGATACCAATGGGCGAGACACCTCCGTGGATGACCAACACGCAAAGCGTATTCAATGAACTCTCAAAGCGCATGCCTGCGAGCGGTGTGTCTCTGGACGAGTTTGCGCGCTTTATTGAAAAATTCAAGGCATCTCAATCGTATCTGAGCGACAATGTCAAGATGTTAAAGAACAACTGGGACGAGCAGAACCCGGCAACTGCATTGCAATCCTTGAAGGCAGATATTCTTGCCGCGTACCCGGGTGCTCGTGGTGGACGTCGGACCCGCAAGACTCGCCACCGCCGGTCGCGCAGACGATGAATTACTTGGGACGCAGATTGTGCGCCTTGTACGCAATGTCGTCGCCCACCTTCATCTTGAGGGATGGGGAGAAGAGACGACGATCGCAGACTGCCGTTGTCGTGTTCCAGATCTTGATAATGTGGAAATTTCCCTTGGGACTGAGTGTCACCCCGGCAATGCACTCATTGTTGCTCTTGAGAAAGGAGTCTGCCATGCAATGCACCATGCAATCCACAAAGACCGTGTGCGTATCGCTCGCATCGACCTTCTTGGACCATGCACCTCCCTTGGTGTTCTCGGGACTATCCCAGAGCGGCGGAATTCCGTCTCTCATGAAGAAGAACATGCCCGTCTCCCATACATCCTTGGGAATTCCGTCAATGACATTCCAGAACTCTGGAATTGTGGTGATCTTGTAGACTGTCGTGTAACTCTTGAGCGCATAGTCGCTGTCGTTCGGATCGTGATACCAAAGGGTCCACATTTTGTCTTGGGTCCGCTTTACCTCTAGATTTGAAAACACAATTTCGTTTTTTTGTGAGGAAGACAGTAATGAGCGGTGAACCCAGACCACCTCCACCTCCGAGTTCGCGGATGCTAACACTTGCGAATGAATGTGCGGAACTGCACGCGCGAAATGCAGAACTGCTAGAACAAAATATACAATTGAACAAGACACTTGCTACATTTCACGACGATCTTCAAGAGTGTCACAAGAAACTACGTGACGCAGGATTGTCCGATATGCCGGCGCTACAGGGTGGCACGCGGAATCACCACCGGCGTCACAGACGTAAGCGGACGCGCAGGGTCCCACGGAAGTGAAATGAGTGGATCGGATTCCCACGTGTATTTCTTCATCCAGAGCGGTCGTGTCTCCGTCTCTTCACTGTAAAACTCGTTTGGATACACTCCACGATTCGGCAAGATGAAATCCAACTGCTCCTTGATCCCAAATACAGGTTCGGGAAACTC